GGGGTTTACAGAGTCGAGGTTCCGGTCGAGATCGATGGTCGCGAGGTCGCAAGGGCAACCGCGGAATTCACTGAAGAGGAACTTAAAAAGCGCGAGGAGCGCGATAAACGGAAGAAAGGAGAGGCTGTATGAGTCAATGGACGGATGATGTTTTAGCGTCTTTAAAGGAAAAACGTACAGGCGCAGGGGCGGACTATTGGGCCGCCAGGCCGCTTGCCAAGTGCGCAATGAAGTTAAACGGCGAATACATCGAGACCGCTGTGCCGGCTTACCGGACACTCGAGGTCTCGGGGCGCCACGATCTTGAGGCTGATATTACGACCTTTGAGACAACGGACGACGGCGCGATATACAAGAGGAGACGGCAGCTCTCCCGGACGCTCTCGGTCCGCTTCGCAGTTAAAACCGCAACCACGGAGGAACTGCATAACGCGCTCGATACGGTCAATGGGATCCTCCGGGCAGAGCAGATGGAGATCTGTTTTGACGATGAACCAAGGTGGTCCTACTACGGATCACACGCCAGGATGACAATCGGGACACTCCTGCCGACATACGCGGCGGGCGAGATTGAGATCTTCTGCGCGGATCCCTATAAGTACAGCCCCTGGATCGACGGAGACGCAACGATGTCGAGCCTCACGGAGGGCACGGTGGTGATTGACTACAAGGGCACTGTGCCGGCCGCGCCGATCCTTAAGTGCGACCCTTACACGGATGAAATCGGGGGATTTACGGCGGAGCTTGACGGTGCGCAGATCACGATCGGCGATATGGTCAGCCCGGACGGAGCGCCGACGACCAAGCCGGAAGTGCTCGATCAGGTCGATTTCAAGGCTGCGAATCCGGATGTAGCCAACTGGGCAGCGGCAGCGGCGACGCAGGGTTTTCAGAATTACGAGCTGTCGGGGTCGGCGGCAATCAAGTCAGGTATCGGCCTTCGGCCCACCGACTACGGCAGCGGCAGCAAGTGGCACGGTCCTTCGTGGGTTCTCAACCTTCCGGCGGACTCCGAAGGCACGACGGGCGCAGAAAATTTTGTGTTCTCATGGACGCAGAAAAATGTGATTCCCTCCATCGCGTCGGCGGGAGAGATGATCGTGGCGGCGCAGTACTGGGATGCTGCATCTAACAGCTATAAGGCGGCTATGTCGCTCAACGCCCGCAAGAATTCGGGGAAAAAGAGCTTCGCTGTCTACGTCAACGCCGGAGGCGAGTATCTGGGCTCTTACGAGATGGATATCAATGGAGTCATGGACACAATCGACTGCCGGATGTCTTACGCGAATGGTCTGTATTCCGTCTCCTGGGGCGGCCAGAAGACCTATAAAGGACCGCTGTCCGCACCGGTAACACGCATTCAGATCGCATTCGCGAGATGGGGAAACTACGCCCCGATCGAGCTCGCATTGATTAAGACACAGTTTCTCAAGAGCGACGTCGCCGACTGGATGGACGCCCCGAATCTCTTCCCGGAGGGGACAAATATCCAGGTCGACACGGCCACAGGCAAGATCACGGTGGACGGCACTGAACGCCTGGATGTCGGAGACCTTGCTAATGACTATGAGGGGTTTCGCCTTAAGCCGGGCCGGAACGAGATCAGCTTCGCGACGAACAACTGGGTCGAAGGTGCTCCGACCTTTGCAGTGAGATACAGAGAGGTCCGCGTATGATCTATATCACAGACCGGTCACTCGGGATTCTGGGGACAATCCCGGACAGGAATATCCTGAGCGACGTGGCAACCTCCGAGGCGGGGGGCGCCGAATCCGTCGAGATCGAGATTACGTACAGCAAGGATGACGCGGGGGTAATAGAGGACTATACCGCCCCCGGAAACTACCTCCTGCGCAAGCATCGAGGGGTCATTAAGGCGTACGCTATCATGGAGACTACGCGGCGCATAAAAGCACAGACCGTAGAGATATACGCGGAAGGCGCGGGGCTTGATCTTATTAACAGCGTATCCGGCGAGTACACGGCGACGACAGCGATGACTTTCAGGGAGTATTTCGACATGATCGCAGCCGGATCGGGCTTTGAGTTGCTGGTCGATGAGACCGGCGGGGCAACCCGCCGGATATCCTGGGACACGGAGAAGACGGCAGCGGCCAGGCTCCTGGACATCGCGGGCGCCTTCGGCGTGGAGTTGGACTATCGCATTGAGATATCTGGGACGGAGATTACGGGAATGTACGTGGACGCTTATGCAGTCCGAGCCCGGAATCACCTGGCAATCCCGACGCTTACGATCGGGCGCGAGATATCCGAGGTCAGGATAAGCCGGTCGGCAATGAGGCTCGCTACAGCCCTCAAGGTTACGGGCACTGATGGGCTTACTCTGGCCGGCTCCGCTTACGATGATGGGGATGTCTACTACGACGCCTCGCTCGACCTGCTCCGGAGCCGGTCGGCTTACGAGACATACTGCCGGGTCTGGACTACAGGCTATGAGCGCCGCGACATCATTCGGACACTGGAGGTCCAGACGGACAGCGTCGCGGTCCTCCTTGCAACGGCAATCGGAGATATTAAGGGCCGAAACAAGGTTACGCCTAAGTACTCCGCTGATGTCAACTATTTGCCAGACTCCGTAAAGGCGGGGGATGCGGTCAGAATCGTTGATGAGGCCGGCACAATCCGATTGATCGCCAGAATCGAGAAACTAAAGACATCAGGAACGGCGGCACGCCAGAGCGCGGAGCTGTCAGAGATTGAAGAGGAAGAAACGTGAAGAAATATAAGTATATAGCATCCTGGGCAGATCAGACGCTGAACCTCGTCGGAGAAGCGACGGCTGTGCTTGGCGATTCGAAGGTCTCTCAGGTAGAGGTAATCCTGCCGTCTAACTTTGGAATCGATCCGACCGCGGCGATCGCTCGAATGTACTTTAGAATCCCGGGTGATATAGAGAAAAAGAATGAGACGCTTGCAGCGGCTACACAGGACGAAAATGGCGACTATCATGTCGTATGGACAATCAAACACGCCCACACTCAGACGGCGGGGCGGGTGATGTTTACACTATCACTGTTCAGCGGTGACGATGTGCAGTGGAACAGCCGAACAGCAACGCTGCCGGTATATGAGTCTCAGTACAAACCGGAAAGTGAGGAGGCGGAAGAACCATACACCGGACGCCTCACGACCCTTGAGGGTGACATGGCTGAGATCCGCAGAGAGTTTGCAGATGTAAAGTCCACGGCAACGCTCGGCACGCCGAAGGCCGTCGCCACGGCCGCCGAGATGATCAACGACGGAAAGCACACCTATATCTACACCGGCACGGAGTCCGGATATACTGCCGGCCATGTCTACTACTACGTCAACGGAACGCTTACGGACGGCGGGCAGTACGGCGGCGTCGCCATCGACGACACGCTGACAAGCCCCACGATGGCAGCCCCGGCGAGTACGGTTGGGCAAATAAAGGAAGATTTAGATGCCGTAAAAGAGTTTACGGGTGATACAGATGAGCCGATTTCATACGACCTTGAAAACTCTGATTTCACAAGAAAAGTGAAATTTGTGTACGGAAATAGCGTGGATTATCCGTTTACAAGTTCTAATAACGGATTCATTACCTATACGGCGTTTGATTTGCCGGTAGTTGCGGGGAAGCAATATACGATTACGGCAGAAGTGCCGTCAGCGTATGCTGAGACTGCGGGAATGATTGTAATTCCGTATAATCAGACGTTGCTGGATGCTTATACAAATCACGAGTCAGCAAATACAAACTTGAACACGAAAGCTAGTAGCGGATGGCAGGGATTAGAGCAGACGATCACAATACCGAATGCAAACAATCTGCCATGCGTGGGAATCCTATTATCATTCCGTCAAAATTCTTCAAACGTAGCGATAGCTGATAATTTTGTAATTACGAGCGTTCATATTGAACAGGTGGCAGAATCCGGCTCCGCCGTTAGATATGACTTAAATCAGTCAAAAACAGATGAAGAGAAGTCAACAGCAAGGGCAAATATAGGCGCGGCTTCTGAAAATGATTTAGAGGGAGTTAGCGGAATCATTGGTGCAGGTTATTCTCCAACCATCTATGAACTAACAAACTCTGACTTTACAAGAAAAACAAAGTTTGTATATGGAAATTCTGTAGCATATCCTTTTACAGAATCAAATGATAGTTTTATAACTTATACGAAATTTAATATGCTACCTGTGGAAGCCGGAAAGCAGTACAAAATAAAAGCAAATGTTCCGGCTCAATTCGAAGCATCAGCAGGAATGATAGTAATTCCGTACAACCAGACGTTGTTAGATGCATACGGAAATCATGAAGCGGCAAATACAAATTTAAATACAAGAGCAACGGCTGGATGGAATGGATTAGAACAAACCATCACTATACCGAACGCGAATAATGAGCCTTGCGTGGGAATCCTGCTGTCGTTTAGACAAAATTCTTCCAACGTAGCAATAGATTCGCATTTTGCAATAAATAGCGTCATTGTTGAAGAGGCGGTAGACGAAGGGGACGTTGTAAGATATGACATAAGCCAAAGCAAAACGGCTGCCGAGAAAAAAAGAGCGAGAGATAATATAGGGGCTGCCGAAGGCTTCTATGTAACTCCTCAAATGTTCGGTGCAAAGGGTGATGGTGTTACCGATGATACTGTTGCTTTTCAGGATGCAATAAATACAGGGCGCAATGTATTTGTCCCTATGCGAGATGGTCAGAAATACAGAATTACTGAGACGCTTGTATTCATTACTATTCGACAGGCCATATACGGTGATATATTTAATCCTGATTGGGGATTTGGCGGGTGTATATACTTTGATGCAAGTAATAGCGTGCTGTTTGATTTCAAACATGGCATGAACGGATGCGGCAATTTAAGTATGTACACAGAGGGCAGCAATAACACAGCAGTTCGATTTAGAAAAGATTTTGACCCGACAAATGTTGACGGCAGTATAATTAATTGCAGCTTTAAGAATTTCGATACTGCAATAGATCACCGCGGGCGTGGCTTGTGTGTAAAAAGAAATGTGTTTTTCGGCTGCAGAATCGCAGTAAAAACAACACTTGCCAACGATCCACAATGGGATAAAAACAACCCCAATATGACCGAACTTATTCAGACCTATCCTGAATATAACGGACGCAGTTTGTATTTAGTGGACAATCGTTTTCACTTGATATACGAAAGATACTTGCTTGTTATATCAGAGGATTATACAAACGAGGGAACGACTATCAAACAGGTTCTTAATGGGGCTGTTATAATTGGCAACATGTCGGACTTAGGATATGGTGGTTTTGAGTTCAAAGCACCAATAAAAGGATGCGTGTTTAGCAATAACGAATTTTTGAGGGTATCGCAAGACGTATTTTTTGACTGCCAGCAAGGCGCGTTCGATTGCAATATCTCGGATAATACCGTTAGAGGTGTAATTGACACGAACTATCCAAGCATGACTATGACCGGTAAAGACTGTTTTGCGTTTAATGGGCTGAATTACTCTAGCATAAGCGGGAATGTAGTTGAGAACTTCAAACAGAGGTGTATTTACTGCTATGGTGCCGGAATGAATAATAGTGCGATCATAGGTAATATTTTCAAGAATTATGGAACTGATACATCTAAATCTCAGTATGAGAGGACGGGGGTTGACGTTCCGAACTGCGAAAACAGCATTGTGGCAAATAACACATTTATGACAGTTTCTGACTTCAACGGTTATCTGATAAGGGCAAAGGATGTAAGCTCTAATGTCTGGAAGCGCAATGTTTTCAGAGATAACACTTGCACCAAGCGCAGCTCCGCCGAGGTATTAGTACCGACAACGGCAGGGACAGAGGACAACATTATACAGGGTGTGTCGTAAGTAAATTAAACGCCCATTTAGTCACATAAAGAAAACTTTAGATTTCAAAAAAGGAGGGATAAAAAATGAATGCAAGATACTACATTGATGGCGCGAGGATTCTCTTTGCTGGAGTGGCCGCGTGGATCGGCGCGAAGCTCGGCGCTCTCGGTCCGCTGCTGGCGGTCCTGATCATCCTCATGTTGGTCGACTATGTCACCGGCATGTGGGCAAGCAAGATCGAGGCCGTCGATCATCCGGATGATCCGGCCTATGGCTGGAGCTCGGCAAAGGGCGCAAAGGGAATCGCAAAAAAAGTCGGCTATCTGTGCGTAATCACGGTCGCGCTGGCCCTGGACTATCTGATCGTCACGATGGGGGCAGAGATGGGCTTTTCGATCTCGATGCACGGGGCTCTCGGCATGTTGGTGTGTGCCTGGTACATACTTAATGAGCTCTTAAGCGTGACGGAGAACGCGGGGCGCATGGGCGCGCCGGTGCCGGAATGGCTGGCCAAGTACATCGCAGCAATCAAGTCCAAAGTCGACGCCCAGGGCGGAAGTGAGGCCGGACATGACGGCAAGTAATCTGGTAGAGACGGCCAGGAGCTACCTCGGCGTGGCCGAGGGCTCCGCGGCACACCGGGCCATCGTTGATAAGTACAACACAATCCTGCCACTGCCTCGCGGCTACCAGGTGGCCTATACGGACGCCTGGTGCGCGGTTTTTGTTTCCTTTTGCGCGCTGATCAGCGGGACAGTGCTGCCGCTCGAGTGCGGTTGCCAGGAGATGTACGCAGCATTTCCAGCCAAAAAGAGCCGGACCGCGACGCCGGGGCTCGGCTGGATCATCTTTTACGACTGGAACCAGGACGGTCACACAGAGCACGTCGGAATCGTTGAGGCCGTCAAAGACGGAGTGATCACCGTCATTGAGGGCAACCATGCCGACGCAGTCGGCCGCCGGCAGATCCGCGTCGGGGACCCGACGATCTACGGTTACGGAGTGCCGGAATTTAAGGAGGACATAAAAGTGGGAAATGCACAGACAATCTGGGATTATCTTTTAAAGTGGATCGGCAACCCCGAAGGCGTTGCCGGCCTGATGGGCAACCTTCGGGCGGAGTCGGCTCTCCGTCCGAACAATCTGCAGGATCGATTTGAGCAGGGCCTCGGGCTCTCGGATGTTCAGTATACCGCCAAGGTCGATGATGGCTCCTACGCTAATTTTATCTACGACTCTGCAGGCTACGGTCTGGCACAGTGGACCTTCTGGTCCCGCAAAAAAGCGCTCCTTGAGTACGCAAGATCCCGCAAGGCGTCAATCGGAGACCTGCACATGCAGCTCGACTTTCTCAAAAAAGAGATGGTCGAGAACTATCCGACACTGGTCGCAAGTCTGCAGCAGGCGAAGACGGTGAGAGAGGCGTCGAACGCGGTCCTTTTCATTTACGAGAGACCTGCAGATCAGGGCCAGAAAGTCCAGGACCTCCGGGCCTCTTATGGAGAGACGTACTACAAGGAGTACGCCGGGAAGGAGAAGGCAATGGCAATGGCTATCACAAGAACGTCGTTTATAGAGGGCCTCGCTGAGACAGCGAAGTTCGGCTTCGACAGGAGACTGGTGTGGGGTGATTCACATTCTATCCCGCCGTGCGAAGATGGGAAGGGGTCGTGTGACCGACTCCATTCGAGGACCCTCTGGAAGAAGTTCGGAGTGACCTGGCAGAAGCCGGGCGGATGGAACAGTGCGGAGCTGGCGCAGCATCTCCCGGAGCTGTGCTTCACGAAAATCACTGACAAGTCAAAGATCGTACCCGGCACGGTCATCATGGTCGGCAAGTGGGTCGATGGCAAGTGGGATCCGACATATCACTCGTTCACGGTTGTCAAGTACGACCCGGCGACAGATCTGTGTGATAAGTATGACTGGGGCGACACATGGAGAATCCAGGCTCCGCAGCCGTTCCGTGGCGTCAAGCTCTGCGAATGGCCAGAGAGGAAGTTCACGATGGGCTTCATCCCGCCTGACGATCCGATTCCGGCAAAAACATCGAAGGACTGCGTTAAGGAGGGCCAGGAAGCGCTGAACAAGCTCTTCAACGCCGGCCTGAAGGTCGACGGCGATCGTGCAAGGCTTACAGAGACTGCCTTTATTAAGGCATTTCAGGACGCCATGAATCGCGATTACTACAGCGATGGCAAGATGCCGGTCAACGGCAAGCTTACAAATCTCACGAAAGCGGCACTCGGGACGCATTATGTGGAACACAATGAGCCGAAGCAGTACCTTACTACGATTGTTGAGATTGGTCAGTTGCTTGCGGGGCGCGATCCGGACGGAGTAGAGTTCCCGGGGAACTACGGCGATGGGCTTGTCAAGGCAACCGGCAAGACACGCATGACGGCTGCGGATATTCTCGCGATGTTCAAGCCTGAACTGATCGAGGAATAAGACTTGCGCCGGCGCAATTTCGAGTGAAAACATGTAGCTTTTTCGTAGCACTTTGCGCTATTATAGAGAAGATTTTTCGGGCGTAGAAGAACAAAACGCCTTGAAAAATAAGCACAGAGGGGTATAGAGGAGATGGGGGTAATCCCCCTCTCGCTACTACACCAAAAACCCGAGAATCCTTACAAAATAAGGACTCTCGGGTTATTTTTATGCTCCGAAAAATGCAAATCGTAGCAGAATCGTAGACTCTCTCAAAAAATCGCTACAGCCTCAAGTTTCTCGGCGTCCTGCTCCTCCATCTTTTTTGTAACGTGGAAGTAGATGTCACGGGTGATGTCGCTGTCATGGTGGCCCAGCTGGCGGGAGATGATGTCGAGCGGGACGCCGGCCTCGGCCATTAAAGAAGTAAAGGTGTGGCGCAGCGCATGAATGCCGAGCTTCCGATTGAGGACCTTTTCGGTGTTCTCCCGGAAGTATTTTGCATAGGACTCGTAATGCATGTATCCTCCGTCCGGATCGGCGAAGAGGATCCTTGCCGGGTAGCCGTAGACGGCGGCCTGTCGGAGTGATTGGACCCGGATGGTCCGGCAGAGGTCCAGGAGCTCCTTGCGCATGTGCACGTCCCTGGTGGAGCTCCCGGTCTTTGTGGTCGTGATCGTGTGGGCGTTCAGGGCGTAGTTTTTCGTGATGTGGATCTTCTTGGACTTGAAATCGAGATCCTGAATCTCGAGGGCGATTGCCTCCCCGATCCGGAGCCCCGACAGGGCCAGAAACCGGGTGAGGAGTGCCCATTGCTCCTTCTTCATTGCGGAGCAGAGGCTCTTCAGCTCGTCCTTCTCGAGGTATTTGTCCTGGATCTTCTCACGGGCCGAAGGCTCCGGCCATCTCTGGATTCTCTCTACAAAATCCTTACTGTCGACATATTCTTGCGAATAGCCCCAGCGGATGAGCTGCTTGATATGCCGGAGCTTCTCGTTCTTCCATGTCGAGCTTTCGCCGAAGGAGTTCAGGACCTCCACAATCTTCCCAGCGGTGAGATTTTTCACGAGCGTTCCGGATCCGACAGCCCGCTCGAACTTCGCCAGGTGCATCTCGTTCTGGATGCAGGTCGAGGTTTTGAAGCTCGCTCTCTGGTAAGCGGAATATTTCTTGATCAGCTCACCGACGGTAATGGACTCAGGGGAGCCGGAGGAGGCAACGGCCTGCCGGATCTTCTCTGTAAGGATATCCCTGGCGGCTCTCTGCGTGGCAGCGGTGTTCTTGTCGAGCGTCACCGAGGCGATTCTGACCTTGCCGGTCAGAGAGTCCTTGTAACGTTCATAGAATCTTGTCTTTCCTTTGGGTTTCGTAGGGTCAAGGGCCTGAGAGTACATAGAAACCTCCTTTACAAGCAAGGAGAGCCGACAGTATACTATAAGTGACATTTCATTCAGTTCTCCCTTTATTGAAGACCGCTCGGTGCGTCAACACCGAGCGGTCATTTTTTTATTGTCAAATATCAGCAAATATCAGCAAATCGCACTTAATCCCGCGAAATCGAGAAAAACCACGATCTTCTCGCCGCTCTCCGGCCACCACCTGATCACGGTGAAACCGTAGAGATCTTCGCAGTCAGCACTCGACCGGGTGAAAAGATACTCGGCCTCGCCTCCGTAGACCTCGACCTCGATCGGGACGGTCAGCGTCGTGACAAGCTCCCGCACGCTCATAAGCTCCTCCTTATCTCCCCGGCAGAAATGTCGGGAACATGGTCACCGATGAACCGGACGACAGCGAGGGAAGGCACGAAGAAAATGACATAATCACCAAAGCGAACAGAACGGCCGTATTTGTGGCGATAGCGTTCGAGGGCTTCGCGAAGAAAAGACTCGGTGACATTCAGTTCTTCAGCCATCTCGTACATGTTGGTGCACTTCTTTTTATATGCAAGGACAATTCCGTCGAGTCCGACGAGACGGTCATATGCCCACTGGCGGGCGATTAACTCTTGCTGCCGACATAATGGGTCAGAGGTATTTAAAATATTACCGCACGATGTATAGTGATGCCCCAGCTCTTCGGCGAACACTCCGGCCTGCTCGGCTGTCGTCGCTAGACTGGAGCTAATGGCGATGCTTCCGTCTACGTAAAGACCTTTCAAACGTTCGGAGTTGAATCGGACTCTGTCAACGGAAACGCCGTCATTTACGGCCTCTTGCTCTAGCAGTTCAAACTCTGTCATATCTTGTAATGTTCTCAATTTTCATCGCTCTTTCTTTTGGATCTCACAAACTCTGCATAGCGAACGATATCTTCTATTTCATCGGGGGTGAAACTTTTTCCCTCAAAGTGAGCAGCGAGCGTGTCTTTAATGGGGACACGATCTGAGATGAGCTCGTCGGCGGTAATCCCTAAGGCGTGAGCTACCTTCAAGAGAATGTCGATGTCTACCCTGCTGCTATCTCTCTGTATCATCGAGTAAATAGTTGAGGCTGACAGCCCGGTTTTTTGCGCAAGTTCGTTTGCGTTCGTACCGCGCTTTTTCATCACGTCTTCAATCTTCTTTCCAATTCCCATGGTCTAAAACCTCCTTTCGATATTACTGTACCACCGTTACGCACAGAAGTAAATAAAAAAGTACGCAAATGAGCAAAAAAGAGATTGACAAGTTACGCAAGTGAGTATATATTAAGAGTGTGAGTTACGCAAGTGCGTAGAAAGGAGAAAAAGTGGGATACGCAAACTTGAAAGCCGAAATGGCGAGAAGGAACATCAACATCAAAGACTTGATGGAAGTCACCGGAAAGTCGAGATCGGGCGTGTCGAAGAACCTGAACGGTCAGGGGGCTTTTTCGGTCGAAGAGGGAATCAACATCAGAGATAAATTTTTCCCAAATCTTTCCATTGATTATCTTTTTGCGACAGAAGAAGCTGTAGGCGGCCCGACAACGTAAAGAAAGGAGCAGCGGGTGGAAGAAGAACTGAAATCATCGGTTCGCTGGATAAAGTGCAGCGAGACTATGCCGGATGAATATGATTCCGTTTTCAAGAAGTACGAAGGAACCAAAAAGTTGCGGCGAAGTATGTGGGCCAAACAATCTAAGACGGTCGATATCACGGTTAAGTACGAAGACGGTTCGAGACGGACAGGGACGGGCGGGACATATGACGGAAAGTGGCGTACAGACATGGGCCTTGTTGAGAAGGGGCGGGTCATTGCCTGGCGCCCGAGACCGGAACCGTATAGCGGAGAAGAATAAAGGAAAGGAGCAGGGCGGGAAATGGAAGACAATAAAGAACGTCTGCTGAAAGACTTCGAAAGCAGATTGCTTCCGCATTTTACGCCGGAGGACGTCGACACGATCACAAGATGCATGATGATGACACTTGCGGAGTTCCGTGTCGAGAAGGAACCGCGGGAACTTGCGGTGCTCGATGACTACAATGAGCGCCTGCTGAAAACATATTGCGGGTGCCTGGCGATTGAAGGCAAGTCGGATAAGACGATAGCGGCATATCTTAGGGAGTTGAGGAAGGTCTGTGACATGCTGAATAAGAACTTCGATCAGATGGGAACATTTGATCTGAGGTTATATCTGGCGGCGATGAAAAACAGGCACTGCAGCAATACTACAATGGAGAACAGTCGCGCTTACCTGTCGGCGTTCTATAAATGGCTGGAGGCGGAAGGGCTCGTAGAGAAGAACCCGATGGCCTCGATCAAGCCTATCAAAACGAACCCGAAAACAGAAGAACCGTTCCTTGAGAGCGAGATTGACGCGCTGAGAATGGCATGCCAGGGGGCAAAGGAACGCGCATTGATCGAGGTCGCATTAGCGTCCGGGCTCAGGTGCGGAGAACTGGCACGCCTTAAGGTCAGCGATATTGACCTTAAGACCCGTGAAGTACACGTCCACCACGGAAAAGGTGACAAGGACCGGATATCGTATATAAATGAGCTGGCCGCGTCGTGGATCGAGAAGTATATGCAGGAACGAGACGATGAGCTTGACATCCTGTTTTTGAGCCGAACGGATGGCGGGACGTTCTATTCGAAAGGCGGGATATATGGAACGATATGCGGGATCGGTGAACGTGCCGGCGTCGACAATGTGCATCCCCACAGGTTCAGGCACACAATGGCGTCGAACCTTGCGGAACGCGGGATGCAGGTGCATGAAATCCAGCAGATATTAGGACATACGAACGTCAACACGACGATGAGATATGTCCACACAAGCCGGGCGGCGATTCAGTCCTCTTACAGGAAATATTCAGGATGAGAAAAGGAGAAAGAATGAATCCGAAAATCGAAGAAATTAACGTCACAATTAAAGCCCTCGAGGAGAGTGCCGACAACCTGAGAAAAAGGCGCGCCGAGCTCCAGCACGAGGACGATGTCTACAGGTCGCTTGTGAAAGACGACAAGAAGCTTCCCGACGATGCGACAGAAGGGCAGGTCAACTATGCGCTGGGCCGGTCATGCGGGCGCATCGATGGATTAAGGGAGGCGGTCTCTCTTCTGACTATATCGCTCGCATCGGTATACGACGAAGATGCCAGAGGGCAGATTATGTATGCTTTTGCAGATCTTGGCGAAACGATCGCCAGAGCGCGGATGAAATACGAGAAGGATATCGAAGTCTTAGAGAAATCAGGGTGGAAGACGGACTGGACAAAATCTATGCGCTGGGTCAAGGAAGACGAGGCCGGCGCGGACTCGGACTGAGTTGAGCAGTTGTTATAAACCGGGCATCGCCCGAGAGAAAAAAAGGAGGACACTATGAAAATCAGCACAAGAGAATACCTTGAAGACCTCGATAAGGCGAGAAGAAAGGGGTTTGAAGAGGGCTATACACGGGCGACAGAAGTGCAATACGAAGGGGAGAAAACGAGAAGAGACCAGGAGGAATGCAGGCGCCTCAAGAATCAGCTTAATTGTCTTGAAAATCATCTCTGCGAGTTGGACAAGCGGATCTGTGAGCTTGAGAACCACAAGGCAGCGGAGGGCGTAGAAGTTGAATAAGTTTACAATCACGATCGGAATCGATGAAGCAAACCTGATTCTCACGGCCCTCGCAGAACGGTCTGAGAGACTTACTGCCGGCGCTATGAAGACTCAGAACAAATTCTATGCGGAGTTCGCCTCATCCAGGGCCGGAGCCTATGCGGAGTGTCATAATCTCGTACTTCGCCAACTGCTCGGAGAAGACGCAGAATGGGTTGGGACTCATCTCGAAATCAAGGATGATCCTTCGATGTATCTTAAGGGCGGGCTCATGTCCGCAACGTGAGGTAAATGTCATGAAATGGTCGGTAGATTATACGGAAAGACGCAAGGGCGGCGAATCCTGCTGGAAGAGGAAAATCGTAGAAGGAAACGACATCGCGGATGCCCTGGAGTGTGCGAAAAACGAGCTTTGCGCCAGATGGGAGAAGGACAAGGAGATCGAGGACGGTTTCATTTATACAATCGACCTGCTTGCTGCTCCGGAAGACATCGTAACCGTTGAAGAAGTCGAGGATGAAGATTGACGATTACTGCCATACTGATACCTCTAATCGACCTCCCCGGCGCTCGCCGGGGAGGGGAGGCCGGAAAGGAGACAAAATGAGACAGTTTATGAAGCCGGGAGAGATTGCCGAGGAACTGGGCTGTTCGCAGCAGCACATCACAAAACTGGTGGAAGGGATGCGGCGGTTCCCTGACCGGTATCCGAAGAACACATATTTCGGGGAGGGGAAGACGCTGGCGGTGCGGTTCGTTGCGGTACAGGATTACAGCCTGCATCGGGTCGCACTCGAGAACAAGAGGACGGTACCGCCTTACGATCCGCAGGCAGCGGAGCGGGATCTCGGGATCTCGGCATCACTTGCGCCGGCGCAATTCGACATGGATGGATATGTGAAAAGCCTTGCCGCGAACCTCGGGACAATGCTCCTGGCAGCGGCGGGAAGATAGGAGGAGATATGATCGGAGTGACAATCCTGATCCTTGCGGGGATCGGCGTGACGTGCGGACTGATCGGCCTTGCGGATGCGCTGGGCATCGTGGATGTCGATGAGTTTGCAGATTACTTTTTCGGACGGTGGCTGAAATGACCGACCTGGAGCAGGATGTAATCGATGCAGCTAAGACGTTTGAGCGTTTTGCGGAGAGACTAGCCGAAGTAGTGAGGGCTGTTGCCGAAGCCATTCAGGAGGCCGTGGAGACCGTCCAGGAGATACTGGACGCACGGAGAGCGTCCGGCAAGCATCCACATGATTCAAAGGCAGAGAGAACCAGAGAAGGATTTCCGTGGATATGGGTGGCGCCAGATCCTCGGGACCGCTTATCGCCTAAGCGGGGTATAAATGGAGGCGGCGAATAGGTCAATTATACGGATATACAGAAGGCCTGCGGAGAGGACCGCGGGCCGACCCGGGCGCGTAGCTTAACAGGTAGAGCGCCGGCGCTGCTCCCCATATTCCCCATATTTCAGCGCCGGGATGTTGCAGGTTCGACCCCTGCCGCGCCCACTCGGATTTGCGCAAATCAAGTATCACGTCAATATACACATCAAAAGGGAGAATCCTATGAAGAACAGAACAATAAAGAAGATCTTAGCGATAACGGCTGTGATGGCTGCGATCGCGGGAACGTCCGTGCCGGCAATGGCTGCCGATGGACTGGTTACGGCGAAGAATCATTTTGGGCAGGAATATCAGATCGATTACAGCAAGGGAGCTGCCAACATCGGCGGCAGACACATTTACTTCGGGTTTACCGCTGAGAGCGACTACGTGAAGGTCTGCGGATGGAAAGGCGCGGTCGGCCTCAAGGCGGCGGAGCTCGCCGATCTGATGGTCGTAAGCCCGGACTGGTGGGCCTGGTATTCCGCTCAGTTCCCCACGGTGGATGAGCATTACGCTTGGATCAGCAGAGGATAAGTTGAAGACGGCCCGCCTCCATGCGGGGGCGGGCTTTTGCGAGGTAAAAATGTGAGATACGTGGTCTATTGCGACGGGCAGAGATGGGCCGACTTCACCTATCAGAGTGATGCGGTGACTTACCTTGAGGGAGCCATTCACTCTGATCCGACTAAGGAGTGGGTTTTGGTCCCCGAAATAGGAGAAACAAAAAGCCCCGGCTGAATCGCCGGGGTGAGCACTTAGGAATGCTAATTTGGGATGTCTTTATTATAGCATGCCGGTGCAGAGATGTCTAGTAAATCAGGGGCTTCGAGCCCTTTTGAAAACTCGATAAACGGATTAAAGATAGCTATGTACCGACAGTGCGAAATGCATTTTCCCCGGGTAATCGAAGTGTGGCAATATCATGACGTCAAGTACGGAGGACCGGGGCGAAAAAGAGAGAGACGCTCGAAGGCGTCGAGAGATATCCGAAACCAGCGCCAGAAGGAGCGGAAATGCCGGTGGAGACTCCGGCAGCATTTTGAGGCGGGCGACGTCTATGTGACGCTGACATGCCGGAAGGATGCGAGGCCGGAGGACATGGCCGGGATGAAGCGGATGTGGAGTGCATTCGCGACGGTTCTCCGAAAAGAGTACAAGAAGGCTGGACAGGAGTTCAAGTGGATCCGCAACATAGAGGTCGGAAAACGGAACGCCTGGCACATCCACGCAGCCCTGAAGAATATCCCCGGGCGGAATATGCTGCATCTAATCACGGCGGCCTGGCCGCACGGCAGAGTCGATGTGCAGGAGATGTACGATGAGGGCAGGTTCCAGACGCTGGCGGCTTACCTGACGAAGACACCGAAGACGGATCCGGGGCTCCGTGAGGCGTCACACGATTCTTCGCGGAATTTGCCGGTTCCCGAACCGAAGGAAAAGACATTTGTGAGATGGGACACCTTCGAGGGGCAGGAGATCAAACAGGTCCCGGCGGGGTGGTACGTCGACAAGGACTCCATAGAGGAATTCACAACACCGTGCGGATTCCCTGTGCGGAGATTCCAGATGTTCCCTCTGGATCCGGGAGAGCTTGCGAAGGAGAAGAGGGAACACCCGGGCAGAAGATATATGCCGGAGAGACCGAAGAAGGTCAGACTGGTTCCTGCCGGTTCGATTCCGTATCCGGAGAAGGGAGAAGAGATAACACAAAGGGAGAGCGAAAATGTGGAAAACAGACCTGTGGATTCACGTTCCGGAACACGGGACGACGAAGACGGATAAGGAGTACCGGTACTCACTGGAGATTGACCGCAACGGCAAGCTCACGAGAGTGTGCGGTGACGGGACGGCGGCAGCGGCCACGTGGAATCGGGCGGCGCTGGAGTGCCTGGCGGCTGGATTGTCCAGGTTCCGGCAGTCTGCGGAGGTTCATATCCACTCGGACAATGCATGGATGCTGGGGAGCCTTGAACATTACCTTGACGGGTGGGCGGAGAAGGATTTTGCCACAAAAACCGGAGAGGTTGCGAACGCGGATCTGTGGAGACAGATTGCCGCCAAAAAGCAGGGGCTGAAACTTGTGTGCGTAAGGCACGGGTTCAGCGAAGAAGACCGGAAGATGATGATTGATCACACAAAGGAGGAATGAGATGTTCGAGCGCTTTGGGAGATTTGGGACGCTGGATGAGCTCAACGCGAAAGCGGAGGAGCTGTTCAATGCGAGTGATATGTCGGGGTTGTTATTCCTGGCAAGTGAGAACGGCCTGCCGAAGGAGCTGGCCGAGGCCTACGCAGCCGGCGAGACACCGTACTTTGCGGACGTCAAATTGATGGCGGCGGGCCGGATCAAGATCGAGGCTGACGATATGGGGGCCGAGGAGATCATGGAGGACTGGGCGGATTACATCATCACCCTCGCGGAGGGGTCCGAGAAGTTCGCCTCGCAGGTGATCGGGAAGGGCAAGTCCTTCATCGGCTGCGTCGGGGCTCTTGCGGCCTACTCAGTCGTGCATGCAGAGAACGTGCCGAAAGAGGTCATTAAGGCCATGGATAAGGCTGTCACGGACGAACAGCTGAAGAAGATCGGCTTGCAGCGGCAGCATCTGCAGTATACGAAGATCGGCATGCCGGGGATGGGCACTGCGAAGCGCCTTATCCGGCAGTACTACGGAGGTAAGTGAGATGACCGAGTATGCTTACAAGATGTTCCGGAAGGATCTTACCTGCACACTGGGCAAGGGCATTTTTCAGTACGAACCCGGAAAATGGTACGAGGAGGCCGAGGCGAACTGTGTGAAGAATGGATTCCACTCGGCGAAGAATCCGCTCGATTGCTTTTTCTATTACCCGGACTGGGATGACAGCCAGATGTGGCTTGTCGAGATCGGCGGGGATGTTGATGAGGACAGTGTGGACAGCAAGGTTTCCTCCACAAGGATCAAGCTGGTCAGGAGGCTGGAGCTGAAGGAGGTGGTACTCCTCGCGATGTCCTACATCGTCAGGCACCCGGAAGAGAAAAGACGCAGCGGAAATGTGGTCGAAGGACCGGGCGAAACAGACAGCAATCACTATGTAATCGCTACTGGTTACGAAGCCAGAGGCAAAGGAAAGGTAGGCGATGTGATCGGGCTCATGGACCTCAGTAAGCCTATCAGGGCAGCGGTCGTGGAGATCGATGGAAGGAATCACCTGCCGGATGTGTGGTACAGCCTGAACGACCTGTACAGAAAGGAGGGGGCATGCTGAGAAAGAAATTCTGCCTGTCGATCCCGGAGGCCTGTACAAGCACGGTCACAACAGGGACGCTGGCGACAATCGCCTACAAGGTCTTCGGAGAAGAGGGGCATGATATCTTTGTCGCAGATCTCTTTGAAAACGGAAATCTGGTAGGGCGATATTTCGCAGACAAAGCCACAGGCGAGCACAAGGGATGGAATGCCAGGACGGGTGTTTGGAGACAGAAGATTCGGCTTGACAATCTGGCAGCGGACATCACGGGCGATGAAATGGCCGGAGAGTGGTGCTACTACATAAGCAACAGGTACATGTTCGCCGAGAATACGGACGATGTCGCTGATGACTATTTCGGCCAGAGCGTAGGGTCCTGGGAGAACGACCTCGAGCGAAAGATCATGGTTAAGCGTCAGAGGCGGCATGAAGAGATAGTAGACGAACGGGTGCAGAAGATTCTGCCTCCGGAGCCGGCAGGATTCCTTGCGTGGGCCTCGGAGAAAATCAAGGTCAAATATGCCCTCTGTGAGAAGAACGAGGAGAAAAAAGAGGTCAGGTGCACATGTACGTGCTGCGGCGCCTCGTGGATCCGGGAGAAGTTCTACAAGAGCGGACTTAAGATCGAGTGTCCGGAGTGCGGGGAGACGATAAAGGCAAAAAGACTGAAGAAAACAAACAATGTCTTCGGCACTTCAATGGGCGCCTATACAGTCAGCCCGGCACGGGATGGCGGATCATGGATTCTCATGCAGTACATCATCCTGGGAACTTTCGGGGGCGGAAAGTGGGATTTTAAGGCGAGTCCGAGGATGTTCGCGGATATCCCGAAAGGGCATGACTGGGGAAAGCTGTACTACCATGATGGAAGGTGGAACGATAAAAAACCGTCGTGGGGCATGTTCTTCGCAAACGGGCTCCTGTATCAGGATTTCGCCGGGGCGGACGAGCTGATGCCGGAAGATACGGCGAGAAAGTTAAATGCGGTGGCAGCGGCAGAGCTCCAGTGCAATGTAGACCGGGTGATCATACTGGATATGCCGGAAATCGAATACCTGGTAAAGGGAAGGTTCTATCGGCTGGCGAAGGAAAGCCTTGACGGCTACTACGAGAACACGAAAAAAGGAGCGAAGACGCTGGAAGAGTTCCTGAAGCTGGACGGCCAGAGAACGAACCGCTTAAGGCAGATGAACGGCGGAAGATGCGAGCTCTCGTGGCTCCAGTGGGAGCGAGAAACCGGAAAGAAGATCGCGGATGCCGACATCACTTACTTCTCCCGAAAAGGAGTTTACAGTTCCGGCAAAACCAGATACGGCAGCGGGTGGGCCGAGATCTTCAAGCGCCTCGGCAGTCCGATCAAGGCAAAGAACTATGTCGAACGCCAGGCGAAGGAATCCGGGATGTCGGCAGAGGAAATCGTAAGCGATTACGATGACTACATCAGGATGGCGCAGCAGCAGAAGCTGAACCTTGACAGTGAGATTTTCTACAAGCCGAAGAATCTGGCCTCGGCCCACGCGGAGTGCGTAGCTTTCGGCCAGAAAAAGGCAGCGGCTTCGAGGGCAAAAGAGATCAGGAGCAAATTTCCGAAGGTGGAGAAGATCCTCGGGGAGATCAAAGAGAAGTACGAGTACAAGTCCGGAGAGTACCAGATCGTGGTTCCGTCCTGCATCGAGGACATCATAAGCGAAGGACGTTCGCTGGGGCACTGTATCGACACATCCGACAGATACTTCGACCGTATCGAGAAGCGGGAAACATACCTGGTGTTCCTCAGACGCTCCTCGGCTCCGATGGCTCCTTACTACACGTTTGAGATCGAGCCCGGCGGAACGATACGCCAGCAGCGGACGACGGGAAACCGGCAGAACAAGACGCAGGTCAAGGCATACAGGCCATTCGTGATGGAGTGGCAGAACGAAGTCCAGAAGCGGATCACGGAAGAAGACAGGAAGCTTGCGGAGAGGAGCAACAGACTCCGCATCGATGAGTACAGAAAACTTAGAGAAGACAAGGAGCTCATCCACGGCGGAGTGCTTGCCGGAAAGCTTCTGGTCGATATCCTCGAAGCGGATCTCATCGTAGCAGGATAAGGAGGCACTATGGAAGATAATCACCAGATTACGCTCACAGAGTGGGCGGAAACCAAACGGGCATTTGAGCAGGCGATCATGGACGTCAAGACCGGGTTCGTGAGGACCGGTTACTACCTGAGGAAGATAAGGGACGGGCGACTCTACGAGAACGACGGATATGATTCGCTTGCAAAGTGGGCGCAGGAGAAATATAACCTGAACGGCTCCACGGTCTCAAGGCTTATCACGATCAATGAGCAGTACTCGGAAGGAGGTTTCTCCCGGGTCCTGGACGAGAAGTACAAAGGCTTCTCGTTTGGGATGCTCGTCGAGATGAAGAATATCTCTCCGGAGGGGAGACAGATGCTCACGCCGGAGACGCCGAGAGAGGATGTGAGGGAGCTCAGAAGATACGAGCAGGCAGCGGCCGAGGCGGATCCGGAAGAGGAAAAGACGGAAGCTGAGTCGGAGTTCGAGGATATTTTCAGAGACTACCTCGACACGAATTTCACAGAGGATGCCGATGTCGAGATGTGGGAAGGGGTTCTCGCAAGTTCCGACATCGAGTTCGAAGTGAAGGATATCATCTGCCCGGCCGGCCAGAAGATGTGGCGTAACGGAGGCAAGCTCCTCATGTTCAAGACGGACGGGATCACGATCAAGAAGAGCTTCTTCGGAGAACAGGCCGCAGTGGCGTGGGGCGAATTTATCGAGGCTCTCAGGCGCTGGACGGAGACCCAGCGGGCAAGAATTGAATGGAGGGAAGCGCATGTCGAGAGAGACGATGCTGAAGACGGTGGAGGACTTCAGGAAGATTGTGAAACCGAAGAGGATTCCCGGGCCGAAGAAGGTGGATCTGGCGATACAGCCGGTGAGCCTGTCGGAGATGATGATGGAGATCTCGAGGAGGTTCGAAGCGGAGAGACAGAGGAAGAGCCTGTAAGCGCGGAAAAGGAAGTTGCGCCGGCGCAATTTATGCCGGAGCCGGAACCGGTAAAAAGAGGAGTGGCTGATATAAGCACTATCGAACCTGCGGCCTCGAACGAGGCGGAAACGGTCGAAAGCGAACTTGTGGACAGCTATGCGAAGCTTGTAAAGAAGGCACTGAAGGGAACTATGGAAATCCGCAGGCAGATCGAAGCGGAAGATCTGCAGAAGGCAGCGGATCTCACCAGAAGGCTCCTCAGGGACATTGAAAGACTCGAGAACATGAAAAAGTGATCAAATGGGCCGCTGGCTCATTCGTACTTCCGGGAGCGGCGAAACTCTCACAATAATCCGCTCCCGGGGAAAGGAGGATATATGTTTATCAAGACATCCGGATTCAAGAGACTGATCGCGTCGGCCTATAATGGCAGCGGCCTGCACGTGGCGAACGATGGGGAGGGATTGATTCTCCATGGGCTCATGTGGTCTATGTGGATCAGAAGCGGGCACCTGCCAAAGAAATCACTCGGGGACCTGATTGCCATGACAGGTGAGCTGCCCGAAAGGAATCAGGCGTTTGTAGCGACCAAGAAGGAGTTCCAGTGGGAGGCTATCGCGGCATATCCCGATAACGCCATGAAAATGGCCGAATCCTGCAATGCGGAAATGGACCCGACAAGGGTCTTAATGGTCTCCACGACGTTTGTGCGGCTGCTCCAGAATGACGAGGCGGGCCTGATGGCGATTGACGAGGCATTTTACCGGCTGATTGACGCGGGAGCGGTGGAAGAGGGCGAGGATACGCCCAAGGGGCCGATTGTGAAGCTCTCCGAAGGCCACGGGTTCAATTATGACGTTGGGGTTTGCTGGTATAACGATGATATGGCGATTTCATTCTGCTATGGGGAAACCAATCAGGTCGAGAAGGAAATGGCACTTCTGGAGGGACATCACATTGCGAGGACGAGCGAGATCATCTGAAGAATCGATTCTCCAGCGCAAAGAAGACTGGGATAAGTGCTGGCTCTGCATGGAGCTCTACGGGGACTACAGCACTAAGAGAATACTGGACAAACATCACATTTACGGCGGTGCGTTCAGGGGGATCTCGGAGGCGGAGGGATTTACCGTCCGCCTCTGCAAAAAGCATCATGCATCAGGCGGCCCGGAAGACGTCCACAGAAACTACACCTTGAGCAGGGCTCTCAAGGTTGAGTGCCAGAGGGAGTACGAGAGCCGGCATAGCCGGGAAGAATTCATGAGGCTGATTCACAGGAATTATCTGGAGGAGTGAAGTGATATGTGCATAGCTGTTTTGATTTTCCTGGGGGTTCTGATAGCCGGAACGGCATCACTCAAGGTGAGCAGCATGGAGAGCAGGCGGGAGGAGTACGAGATATATGAGTACAGAAAAGGAGACAAACGGGAGGAAAGAGATGACGCCGGATCAGCTGATTGAGTACTGGTGGAAGAGACAGTGCTCCAAGTGCGTATACAGATCTACGCTCCACAACGGCGCTCATACGGGAGGAACGTGCGGCTATATCCTGATCACAGGGCAGATGCGCGGGTGTGATATGCAACACTGCAAGCGGTTCCAGGAGGGCAACAAGAAGGTCGTCCGCGTCGGCCTGGGAGATCTGAGAACGGTCATAGAGGTGGAAAAGGAGAAAAAGAGAAGGCGCGGGCACATTAAAGGCGAGAGCAAGTGCGCCTGCGGCGAGTGGCTTGATGAGCATCTCGGCAATGAAGATATCAAGGTGTTTACGAAGGCGATAGGGATGAGCTACAGCTACTTCGGCAAGTTCCGACGGAGGCCGGGCGCGGTGATGTCAGATCGGATGGCGGAGCTGACGGCGAAGCATTTCGGGGTCGAGGTTGGGGAGATAAGGGCGGCGGAGGAAAGATATGCGAGATTACAAGAAGAAAATGAATCGCGTAAGGCTTCCGAGAGAGCGGTATAGTCAGCTCCGCGAATACTGCCTTACTGCCGGACACGATGAGAAGATGATGATTGATCGCGCATTGTCTTCCGTCGATTGCGGAGGTCTGGACGCGTGGATTCGAAGGCATGTCACGTCTGAGTTTTGGGGTTGGAAAAGATTGCAGGCGTCGGGAATTCCGTGCAACGAAGACACATTCAGGCTTTACCGGGCTAAGTTCTATTACATGCTTGACCAGACCCTGACTGAAACGGGGCGGAAAAAGTCAGCTGGGGAGGTGCTATAGTATGCCTAGGCGCGCGGACCATGATGGACCGCACAGATCGGTTTATGAGAAGAACAAGAGGATCATCCTGAAGACACAGGAGATATGCGGAATCTGCGGGCGGCCGGTTGATAAGAAGAGGAAGTATCCGGATCCGTTATCGGCTTGCGTGGACCATATAATCCCGATCGCCAGAGGAGGCCATCCTTCGGCGATCGAGAACCTGCAGCTGGCCCATTGGAAGTGCAACAGGGAGAAGTCGGATAAGCTTCAAGCAGGAGAAATAGCAGAGAGCGGCATGCGGGAGATCGTGCCAAACGATGCGCTCCCGTGGTCAGTGGACTGGATGCATTACAGGAGGGGGGATACCTCCCCCTGACCCTCTTCTTCCGACCTTCCCCGCGCACTGCACAAAAAAACACACGGTAAGGGAAAAGGAGCGGCTATGGCTGAACTGAAAGGCATTGAATACCTGCGGAGAAAACTCTGGGGAAAGCGCCCGAGAGTCCTTCTCAGATATGGCTATTACGACATGAAGAACAAGGTGAAAGATTTCGGGATTTCGACTCCGCCGGATATGCAGCGCTGGGCGTCGTCGCTTGGATGGTGCGGAAAGTCGGTTGACAGTTTGGCCGACAGATTACAGTTTCGGGAATTTCGAAACGATACGTTCAATCTGAATGAGATCTTCAAGATGAACAACAGCGACATATTTTTTGATTCGGCAATCCTCTCGACGATGATTGCCGCGTGCTGTTTTATTTACATTTCGGCGGATGATGATGGATATCCAAGGCTGCAGGTGATTGACGGGGCGAATGCTACCGGCGTGATCGATGATATCACGGGCCTGTTAAGAGAAGGGTATGCCGTTATTTCCAGAAATGCAGACACCCGAAAACCGGAGCTTGAAGCGTACTTCACACCGGAGTCGACGATGATATATGACAAGGGCGAGCCGGCGCTTGAGTATAAGCACGATGTGGGATATCCGCTCCTGGTTCCGATCATCTACAGGCCGGATGCAATGAGGCCGTTCGGACACAGCCGAATCTCCAGGGCGCAGATGTCAATTATGGGGTCGGCGATAAGAACAATCAAGAGGTCTGAGATTTCGGCAGAATTCTACTCATATCCGCAGAAATATGCAATCGGGCTCTCAGAGGATGCGGAAGTATCCGATAAGTGGAAACTTTCCATGTCCTCTATGCTCACGATCACAAAGGATGAAGATGGAGATAAACCTGTGGTAGGGCAGTTCCAGCAGCAGTCAATGACTCCTCATATGGATCAGCTCCGTTCTCTTGCGGCGCTGTTTGCCGGGGAAACCGGACTTACACTGGATGACCTTGGGTTCGCGACAGAGAATCCGTCGAGCGCAGAGGCAATCAAGGCAAGTCATGAGAACTTGAGACTCACAGCCAGGAAAGCACAGAGGACGATTGGCAGCGGTCTGCTGAATGCCGGATATCTGGCTGCATGTCTGCGGGATGACTGGCCGTACAAGCGGCAGCAGGTGTATATGGAAACACCTGTATGGGAGCCTATCTTCGAACCGGATATGAGCATGATGAGCTTGATCGGAGATGGAGCTATCAAGCTGAATCAGGCGGTGCCGGGGTATGTGGGAAGGCAGAATCTCATGGATTTAACAGGAATAGTACCGGAGGATGGAAATGGTTGATGTTGCTCCGGGACTGTGGGAGGAAATTAAGCGTATTTTTTTAGAGAAAATCGAAGGCGACGCCGAGATAAAGAAAATTCTCGAAAAAATCGATGACGGAGTGGCCAGTTACGAAGAGGCTCATGAATACGCTCTTCGAATAGGCAAGCATGCTTCGAGAGCGCTTAAAAAAGTGTTGAATGCAGAGGTTCTCCCGGAAGGAATAATGTATTTCAATATAGCCGAAAGAACGGTTCGTCCTGCTCTGGAATTTGACAGAGAACTGGTAGAGAATGTTACAATCCAGATCCAGGAAGATCTGAATGCAGCGGCTGGAATCGGTATGAAGGCCGTGGTCCCGAAAAGAAATGAAGATCGAATCGAAGGAATAATAAACCGAATGTGCTCGGAAACTGACTTCGATAAGATTCGATGGATAATGGGGGCTCCGGTAGAAACGTATTCGCAGAGCATTGTCGATGATTTTGTGAAGGAAAATGCCGGCTATCAGTACGCGGCCGGACTGGAACCCAAAATAAGGAGGATCGTCAGAGGAAAAGGGTGCCAGTGGTGCAGAGACCTAGAAGGCGTGTACGACTATGCTGATGTAAACACTACCGGAGAGGATGTCTATAGGCGGCACGATAACTGCACTTGTATTGTTACGTATGATCCGGGCGATGGAAGAAGACAGGATGTGCATTCGAAAAGGTGGTTGTAGTGGAAAAACGATTTGGCTGTCAGACGCCGTCCCAGGCATTTGTCCTGCCATATGACCAGACAGACGGCCCCAGGGCAATCGAGATATACAATTCCACAGGGTATAAGGCGCAGGAGTGGCAGGAGCTGCTCCTGTACGACATTCTGGCCTTTGATGACGATGGGATATGGGTGCACTCCACATTCGGATACTCCGTTCCGCGGCGTAACGGAAAGAACGAAGTTGTGACGATACGCGAGATGTATGGCCTTATGGAACTGGGTGAGCATATCATGCACACTGCACATCGGACGTCTACGACACACACGGCGTGGGAGCGGCTCTTGAATCGGCTAAAAAAGGCCGGCGCGGAGATTGTAAGCACCTACAGGGCGTTCGGAAAAGAGCATATAGAGCTTGAAAACGGCGGAAAAATTGAGTTTAGGACCAGGACAAGCAAGGGCGGACTCGGGGAAGGGTACGATCTGCTTGTGATCGACGAGGCTCAGGAATACCAGGACGATCAGGAGACCGCTCTTAAGTATGTCATATCAGACAGCCCGAACCCTCAGACAATCCTCCTGGGGACGCCTCCGACAGCGGTGAGCTCAGGCACCGTATTCCCGGAATTCAGAAAAGTGACCTTGCAAGGCAAGGGCCAAAATGCCGGATGGGAGGAGTGGAGCATTCCAAGGAAAACGGACTTGTGGGACAAAGATGCGTGGTACCAGGCGAACCCGGCGCTTGGAACGCACCTGAAAGAGAGGGCGATCATTGACGAAATTGGGAAATGCACGAACGGTGCGAAGGTGCTCGATGAGCTCATCCAGCGTTTCGGACTGTGGTTGGCGTATAACCTAAAGAGCGCCATCACGGAACAGGAGTGGTTAGCGCTGAAAGTGCCAGCTGTTCCGAAACTGACGGGAGGGCTCTATGTTGGAGTGAAATATAGCCACAATGATGATTTCGTTAGCATCTCAATTGCGGCCAGGGCAGCGGACAAGATTTTTGTGGAGACGATTTCTCACAGGCAGATCCGGGAGGGAAATGACTGGCTTCTATCGTTTTTGCAGTCTGCAGCCTACGAAAAGATGGTGGTGGACGGAAAGAGCGGGCAGGACGTCCTGTTGAAGGATATGAAAGACGCACGCATCCGCAGAAAGCCTATTCTGCCGAAGGTTGATGATATAGTAATGGCCAACTCGGCATTCGAACAGGGAATTTTTGGCGGGAAGATATGCCATTGCGGACAACCGGCACTCACGCAGGCGGTTAGCAACTGCGATCATCGCGGAATAGGATCCCGAGGAGGGTTCGGGTACCAATCGATAAGGGAGGGGGTAGATGTTACCCTTGTAGAGAGCGCAGCGCTTGCGTATTGGGCCTGCCTTCGGGCTGGAGAGAAGAAAAATCAAAAACAGAAAATGAAGGCATGACCTGCTCCGTGGAAACGGGGCGGGTTTTTTATTGTGGTTTGGTGATATGTTAAAAGCACGTAGACTCACGGTTAAGGAGGGAAAGACACATGCCGTTTACACCGATCAACACGCAGGAGGAGTTTGATGAGGCCGTTAAGGACCGTCTGGCCAGACAGGAACAGTCCATCAGAGGGGAATATGCGGACTATGAGGAACTGAAGACGAAGGCAGCAGGGGCAGATGAGGCAAAAGCCGATTACGAGAAGCGGATTAAAGATGCACAGAGCGCAAAAAAGAATAGCGATGTCGCCTTGATCCGCTATAAAAAGGCTTATGAATATAAGCTCCCGATGGATCTGGCCGATCGTCTGAGGGGCGACACGGAAGCCGACATCGACAAGGACGCGAAAGCAATGGCGGCTATGATCGGCAAGCACCGCGGAGGGACGCTCCCTCTTCGCGAAAATGAACCTAAGGTTCCGAAAGATGAGAAAAGAGCAGCATTGAGAGAGATGCTTGCGAAAATGAAGGAGGGCTAATATGCCGAGTGTATTAACAAGAGGGGAACTGATCCCCGAAAGCGTAGTGAGTGACATGTTCAAGAATGTGGCAGGGCATTCCTCCCTTGCCAAGCTGTCGGCACGTAAACCGATCGCCTTCAACGGCCAGAGAGAATTCGTGTTCTCGATGGATAAGGGCGTGGATATCGTGGCCGAAGGCGGCAAGAAGAGCACCGGCGGTGTGACGGTGGCAGCGGTTCCGGTTGTGCCGGTCAAGTTCGAGTACTCCATGAGAACATCCGACGAGTTCCTGATCGCGGACGAGGAGTACCGGCTGGGAGTTACAGAGGCATTCGTCGAAGGTTTTGGCATCAAGCTGGCAGAAGGCTTTGATCTGGCGGCGTTCCATGGCGTCAACCCGAGAACGCTTGAGGCGTCCTCTGTTGTCGGCGGCAATAACTTCGATGCGAAGGTGACAACGACGGTGACATTCGCATCGGCAACGCCTGACGGAAACCTGGACACAGCGATCGCAGCGCTTCGCGGTGGCGGATACAACGTCAACGGTATCGCAATGGCTCCGGCGTTCGGATCTGCAATGGCCGGAGTAAAGGTCAACGGCGTCATTCAGTATCCGGAGTTCAGATTCGGCCAGAATCCGCCCGCATTCGCGGGGATGCTGTCTGATGTCAATGGTACGGTTTCCGGCGCATCCTCTAAGGATCGTGCGATCGTGGGCGATTTCGCGAATGCCTTCAAGTGGGGCTATGCGAAGGAAATCCCGCTGAAGGTGATCGAGTACGGAAACCCGGATAACGACGAAGAACTGGGCGACCTGCAGGGACGCAATCAGGTGCTGCTTCGCTGCGAGGCATATATCGGATGGGGCATCCTGCTTCCGTCGGCATTCACAAGGATCGTGGCGGCGTAAGGAGGGATGAGATGCGACACTACAAGAACCTTAGAACAGGCGTAGTGATCGATGTCGAGTCAGAGCTCCACGGTGAGGATTGGCAGGAGCTGGTTGCTCCTGCCGAAACTGATATTGCGCCGGCGCAAATTAAGGCGGATGCCGAGGGGGCGACAACGGAAGATGCTTCTGATGAGTCCGATGAGATGGCGGTTGAAGAGTCTCCTGGTGAATCTGATGAGGCAGCGGCCGCAGAGAATCCGGAAACGGAAAAAGAGGAATCTGCCAGAAAACAGCCGGCGAAAACGACAAAGACAACGCCTAAGAAAACGACGACCAAGAAGGCAGCGGCCAAAAGGCCGGTGGCAAGGAATAGAAAATGAATTATGCAGAGATATCAGACCTGGAAGAACTGTGGCGTGAGCTGAAACCGGAAGAATGCGACAGGGCAGCGGCTCTTCTTCGGACTGTTTCGTCGGCGCTTCGCATTGAGGCAACTAAGCGCGGTAAAGATCTTGATGTGATGATATCCGAAGATCCCGATCTGGCGGTAGTAGCCAAGTCGGTGACCGTTGACGTGGTGGCCAGAACGCTGATGACGTCGACGTCACAGGAGCCGATGACACAGATGTCTCAGTCGGCGCTTGGATACTCTGTATCCGGGACATTCCTGGTTCCGGGCGGCGGCATCTTTATCAAAAAGAGTGAACTGGCCAGATTGGGGCTCAAGAAGCAAACCATAGGAGCACTCGACATGAGGGGGACGCCATGAGCTCGCTGATCAATGGAATTACCGTTACTCTCTATGAGCGAACGCGAATCGGAACAGACAGGTTTGGTGCACCGGTTTACAACGAGAATCCCGTAGAAGTGGAAAATGTCCTCGTCGCTCCGGAACAGACGGAATCCTCTCCTGCGATGACGTCGATTGCGAGGAAAAAAGCGTCTTACGTCATTGCGGTCCCAAAAGGAGACGAGCATGTCTGGGAGAATTGCCGCGTGGATTTCCTGGGAGAAAGCTGGAGAGTGGTCACGCATCCGGAAGAGGGCATTGAGGGCATGATCCCACTCGACTGGAACCGGAAGTATAAGGTGGTTCGATATGGCGCTTGAAATAGAACTTGACCATGATGCGATTCGCGCATTTCTGCAATCGTCTGATGTCCAGAGAGGTCTCGAAAGGGTTGCGGATAGGGCATTGAGAAGACTTGGTCCGGGATATGACCGGGAGACTTTCGTCGGCCCGAACAGAGCAAATGTTGAGATTCATGCGACGCATAGGCAGACTGCGGCGAAGGGGCGCGAGGAGATCAGGAGGGCGCTGAACGGTGATTGAATCGATTGTAAGAGATTTTCTCGGTGAACGAGGCTTCGAGGTTTATACGGAAGAGCAGGATTCGTTAGAGAAGTATCTCGTTATCGAGAAAACGAAGGATGAATGTGTAGATTATCTCTACACATCCACTCTGACTGTTACGACATATGGAACGTCAATGTATGAGGCGGCCGAACTGTGCGAGGAAGTCATTAAGGCGATGCAATTCATTGTCGAAAAGGATGAGGTGACTGATTGCGCGCTTGAGTCCGACTACAACTATACCAATACGTATACAATGCAGTATCGCTACCAGGCGGTATTTGCGGTATCGCACTACTGAGGAGAGAAAAATGAACGAGAACAACAAGGATTATGTATCTGCGGGAAAACCTAAGATTGGCGGAGCAATCTTCTGGGCTCCGGCCGGAACCCCGGTGCCGACATCGGCAACGGAAGAGCTGAATGCCGCCTTTGAGAATCTTGGGTACGTGAGCGCTGACGGCCTGTCGGATGCTGTCACAAGAGGAATCACAGAAGAAAGAGACTGGTCGGGAGCTGTGATTAACTCGGAACTTTCAGAGTATGCAGATAAGTACAAGTATAAACTCCTTGAGGCAACGAACCCGGAGGTGCTCAAGCATGCTTACGGATCAGAAAACGTGTCAGGGACGCTTGAAACAGGGCTGCATCTTAAGGTGGGGCCGGTGCTGCCGGAAGTCTGTGCACTTGTCGTAGACACGATCCACAAAGGATACATGAAAAGGCAGGTAGTTCCGGCCGGACAGGTAACGGAGATCGGAGAGATCAAATATGTGTCCACCGCCTCTCTCGGCTATGAGGTCACGCTCAGCGCCTATCCCGGTTCGGATGGCTACAGCCACCACGAGTACATTGCGGCACGGCCCAAGACAACATAAACGAAGGAAGGATAAAATATGATTCGAGGAGAAACGTCAACAGGCTTTGCATTTGAAATCGACGAGAGGATCACGCAGGATATTCGTTTTGTAAGGATATGCCGGAAGATCTACTCTGAAGATACGAGGAAGCGAGGGGAGGGGTTTGACGATCTCCTCAATTTCTTTTTTCCGGAGGGATCTGATCAGGAAGAAAAGCTGTTCGCTCACTGCGAAAGAGATGGGATTATCCCTGTTGAGTCGGTGTACTCCGAACTCGGAGAGGTGATGAGTGCTCTGGAAAAGGAGAATGCGACAAAAAAATAATGCTCCTGGCCCTTATGCTCGAGACAGACGAGGATGCTGTGACTTGCGATGTGGCTGAAACGTACGGCATTTTTGATATCGAAAGCATTGATATCGGCCTGCTGGCGACGCTGTGTTCGGGATTGCGAAGCAACTCCAGGATAAAAATGAAAATAGCGGGGGTCAGGAGCAGTTATGAACAGGTAGGGCTGGCAGCGCTTATCGATGGTGTCAACACGCTTGTGTGGATGCTGTCGAATTCTTCTAAGGAAGGGACCGAAAAGCCGCCGTCGGTGCTGAAAGCTTTGACAATGGACAAAAAGGAAGATGACACGGTTCTGTTTGAGGATGGTGACAGCTTCATGGAGGCCAGAGAAATGATGATGAGAGGAGGTGTGGAAGATGGCGGAAGGAGCAACAATCGGGAAAGCCTATGTGCAGATACTCCCGAGCACAAAGGGGATTAAAGGAAGCCTGACATCCGCACTTTCTGGGGAGGCGGTATCGGCCGGCGCGACCTCTGGAGAAGCGGTGGGTGCCAACCTTGTGAGTAAGGTCAAGAGCCTTGTGGCAGCGGCTGGAATCGGGGCTGCTGTTAAGAAGGCGCTGGATATCGGCGGGGCTCTCCAGCAGTCTACAGGCGGAATAGAGACGCTGTATAAGAGCGCCTCCGACACGATGATAAAATATGCCAATGAAGCTTATCGGACTGCGGGCCTGTCGGCGAATGCGTACATGGAACAGAGCACAAGCTTCGCAGCGGCTCTGGTTAAGTCGCTCGGAGGTGATACGGCGAAAGCAGCGGAAGCAGCCAATACAGCACTGATAGATATGGCGGACAATTCCAATAAGATGGGGACCGCCATGGAGAGCATCCAGAACGCTTATCAGGGATTTGCCAAGGGCAATTACACGATGCTTGACAACTTAAAATTGGGATATGGCGGCACGAAGCAGGAGATGGAACGCCTCCTCGCTGATGCACAGAAACTGTCGGGCGTTGAGTACAATATTGACAATCTGTCGGATGTATATTCCGCTATCCATGTGATCCAGGAGGATCTCGATATCACGGGGACGACCGCGAAAGAAGCTGCGTCAACTTTTGAGGGGTCGTTCAAAGCGATGGCGGCTTCGGCTGAGAATCTACTCGGCAGAATCGCACTCGGAGAGAATATCACAAGTGAGCTTACTGCTCTGGTTGAGACGACAGGGACATTCCTGATCGGCAATATGCTGCCGATGGTAGGAAACATCCTTGCATCGATTCCGACAGTAATTACACAGGCGGCTCCGATGATCGGAGAGGCCGTGTTGGGGCTTATCGAGGATGTGTCAGAGCAGGTATTCGGTTACGATATCACAAGCGACTTGAGCAGTTTTTCGGATCAAATCATGGATTTTCTAAGCCTCACTATTCCTGAATATGTGGCGATGGGACTTGATTTTATTTTAGGTCTAGCCCTCGGAGCGATGGAAGGAAGCGGGCAGCTGCTCGACGATATAGGTTTTATCGTCGAGAGCATCCTGATCGGACTGGAAAACGGAGTGCCTCAGATCCTTGATAAAGGCATTGAATTTATCACTTCTCTGGCAGCCGGTGCCCTTCAGAACGCCCCGGCGGCTATTACGGCAATCGGCGATATCGTCACATCGATCCTGGAGTTTCTTCTCTCTAACATGCCGCAGCTTTTGCAGAAAGGCGTGGAGCTGATCGGAAATCTCGCTTCCGGTGTAGTTCGTAACCTTCCGGCGATCCTCTCGGCAGTCGGGTCCGTGATCGCCAATATCCTGGCGACGATTGCGCGGAACCTCCCGACCATTCTAAGCAAGGGAATTGAGATCCTCGGCAACCTTGCTGCCGGCATCATCCGCGGAATCCCGCGGGCAATTGCGACGATTCCGCAGTTGTTCAGCCAATTCGCGTCTGGATTTCGGAGCTTTGACTGGGGCTCCCTTGGTAGCAATATCATCGAGGGCATCAAAAACGGCATCTTAGGAGCAGCGGGGCGAATCGCGGAAGCGGCCAGAGAGGCGGCGAGCTCTGCGTTTAACGCAGCAAAGCGTTTTCTCGGAATCGCATCTCCGTCTAAGTTATTCCGTGATCAAATCGGCAAGAATATGGCTCTGGGAATGGCTGAAGGCTTCGAGAATAATGCTCCTGATATCAGGGTAATAAAAACCATCAATAACACGGTGACTGCGGCGGCGCAGACGACAAGAGCCTATAAGGCGAATTGGGGACATACAGACTCGGGCAACGGAGGGGTTTACAGAGTCGAGGTTCCGGTCGAGATCGATGGTCGCGAGGTCGCAAGGGCAACCGCGGAATTCACTGAAGAGGAACTTAAAAAGCGCGAGGAGCGCGATAAACGGAAGAAAGGAGAGGCTG